CTCGGTTGCGGCGGTGTCTACCATCGTCTTCTGGTTGTTTGCCTCCGCGATAGCCGCCTGACGCTGAGCTTCGATGGCTTCAAGCGCCTTCTGACTCTGTGCATCATAGAACTGCGTCTGCTCGTCTCTCATAGAGCCGTAGGCGCTCTCCTTGTTACGGAGGAACTCCTCGTAGCTGTCGATAAGTTCAGAGCCTGCCCAAGCTCCAGCATAAGCCTTCTGCTCGGTAGCCGCGCCCGTTCCTGTAGCTCCAGAAGCGGAATTTGTGCCTGTAGAGAGGTTTACGCGCTGTGCGCTCTGACCAGCCTGAGCAGGAAGGTTCTGCACTACAGGTTCGTCTTGACCTACGCGGTACTCCATGGTCTGCTTTTGACCTGATGTTCCCACGGAGAAGGGGTTCTGGTTGTTTGCCGCGTTTGCGACAGCTCCACCGACTTTGTTGACGATATTCTGAAGCCAAGAGCCGTATGTAGAAGCACCTGCAGAACCAGAGCTTCCAGAATTGCTTGAACCTCCAGAACCGCCGCTCTTAATCTGCGGAAGAGGTGTCGCGCCGCCGCCGATAACCACGCCTTCGTCCGTTACGCCACCGTTGCCCTTGTTCTGAGCCGCGCCGACCTGCACAACATTCGAGTTGAAGTTCATATTCGGCATCTTAACGGTGTTTCCGATGGGAGAAACGGGGACTGTGGGCTGTCCTATCAAGCCTGCAGAGTACGAAGGGAGCGTTATAGGGGTAGGAACAGAGGGCGAAGGAGTGCTTCCAGAGAGGTACGAGCCGTAGGTGGGAGTCGTAGGCTTGCCGCTACCTCCGTCGAGCATAATCGCCGTGTTAAATTTGCTGTTTATTGCCATTTGCGTTGCCTCCGTTCATCTTTCCGAGCAGGTAGTTCTCATACTCAGCTCTGTTCTGCACCTCCTGCTGAAGCTCTGCGATAGCCTGCTGGTACTGTGCGATTTCCTGCTGGCGCGCGATTTCTTCTCTGAGGCGCTCTACATTGTCATGCGCGAAGGGATAGTGCGCGTTCTCCATGTTGAGCCAGAAAATAAGCTGTGTCTGAGGGAGCGACGGGTCTCCGTAAGCGCCCTGCTGGAAGTTCTGTCTGTTCTCCTGCCAGAGAAGCTCTCTGGACTTCTCGATGTCGATGGTGGCATCGGTGGAAAACAGGTATTCGTCGTTGTAGTAGTACTCGCCAGACTCATCCCTCTCGATGAAGTCGTAGCGGTTGAACATACTGTTCTGGATTCTTCCGAGCGCGTCCTTGAAGGCGGCAGGACGGGGTTCGTCCGCGTATGCAAGGTAGTACTGGAAGATGATTCTGTCCATCTCGGCGTATGCGGCGTTCTTCATCTGGCGCTTTGAGTCAAGGCGACCAGCCGCCTGCTGAATCTGGAGCTGTTTTGCCTTGCCGCTCTGCGCTGAGCTGTCATACTGACCCTGATAGGAGTCCGTGATACCGAGGATGCGCTTCGCTTGGTCGTAGAGGCGGTCAGACTCGGCTACATCGCGCGAGATATCGACGCTGAGGTCGACTCTGCCGAAGAGCTTGAAGTTTGCCTGATTTGCCTTAAATACCTTCTTGAAGACGCTGTTGTCCAAGTCCATGTTGAAGTCGTCAGGAACGATGGGGTAAACGCCGCCGCTGATGAGCTTCTCCAGTATTCTGGACTCGACCTTGTTGATAGCCTGCTGTTGAGGACGGATGAACTCGCAGTCAGACTGCCCGAAAAGGCTGTCCTCCTGAGAGGTGTTCTTCCTGATTACGACGGGAAGGGTGTTCGGATGGTAGAACGGGAGCTTCGTCGGCTCTGTCTTCGGCACTTGGACATCAATGGAGACAGGGAGAAGCACTCCTCCGATATCCTCCATAGCCACTTTGCCGTCCTCCAGAACCGCCTGACGCTTCTCGGTGGTCATTACGACCTGCCCGTCCTCGATTACTTCGCTCATCGCAGGAATGAAAGAGCCGTCCGTGAGAGGGATATCTCTGTCGACCTCCTCATATTCCTCGTTCTGAAGCTCGTAGTCGCTGTCCTTCGCGTTCTCGCAGTTGCAGAGTTCCTTGCGCTTGCCGCACTTCTTGCAGACATAGCGCTTTCTGGCGTAGTAGTCCTCGATGTCGAGGAGCTTGGTGTCTCCCGACCAGACGAACTGACAGACCTTGTCCTCGTCGTTTTTGTAGTAGCAGACATAGAGTGTTGCGGTCTTATCGTCGGCGTTGTCTTCAGACTCAGCCTCTTCAGCCTCTTCCAGAGTGACATTGTACTTTCTGACGATGTCCTCCTTCGTGGTCTCGAACTCGATGAAGCAGTACTCCATGTCATTGATGTCGTAAATGTTAGGCTGTCCCGTGAATCGAGAGGGACTCAGACAGGTGACCTTGACATCTCCGACTGTGTTGTGCGTGATAATGGACTCATCCCACTCTACGAGCCACACCGAGCCGCCATAGATGGGGTTGAAGCGCTCGTCCATGTCGTTGTGCTTCTCGAAAGGGAGTTCGTCTCTCTTATTCCGCAGAAGAGTCTCGATGCTCTTCGCGTTGCGCTCGTTGCGCTCGCTCCACATCTTAGCGGAGACGGACGGGTTCGGAAGGTAGCTGGTGACCTGAGACTCCACAAGCTCGTAGGTGATGTTACGAACCTGCTTCGCCTTCTCAACCGAGCCGTCTATCTCGTCGCTTCCTTTGTACTGTGCCAGATGTCGCTCCATCTTGTTGTAGATGTCTTCCGACGCGGCGCGAGCTTCTCGGTACAGTTCCTGAAAGAAGACGAGCTTCGAGCTGTCTTGATAGTCAATTTTCATAGTAGTGGTTCTCCGTATCTCTTAATAATTGCCTGACGCTCCTCTTGGCTGGCGTTGAGGTAGTCTTCGAGGAGGTCTGGGCGGTACTTGACCTTCTTAACAGGCTGTGCCTGCGGAGGCTTCGTCCAGTAGATAGCAAAGTACCTGAGCGCATCTGGCGCGTGAGTCAGCTCGTGCGGTTCTTTCGCGCAGTCGTCTGGCTTCTTCTCGTCAATGAGAAGCTGAGGGAGGGTGCGTATCAGATGCTTACAGGTGCGGAATATCTTGAGTCTGGTGTAGGTCGAGCCGTCTGGAGCGGTTCTGACCTTCATAAGCTCCTTGAGGGCAAGCCAGCCTGCCGCTCGGTCATTGTTCGACTTGACCAGCTCTATGCCGCTCTCGTCGAATAACAGAGCCTTGCTTTTGCCCGACTCTTGGGAGGAGTTCCACATATCAGGAGGCGCGAGTCTGAGTCTGGGAGGATACCAGCTCTCGACTTCGCCGTCGTCCCTCTCGACAAGCTCTGCTGTCTTGATTCTGGCGGCGGCATCGGAGATAATCAGACCGCTCTCGTATATCTCGTGGAACACATACGCGATGTTCTCGTTGTCGATAGCCACCTTGTAGTGGGCGAACATATCGAGACCGTAGTCCATCGTGTTGTAAATCGTCCAGTCGGACGGTATCGGGAACGGGTCGCAGGTGTGGTCGTTGTAGTCGAACTCCGAGAAGTAGCTTCCACCGAGGTTTGAAAGTGCTTCTTCGGCTGTTCTGGGGTACTCCTGCTTGACCTTGACTCCCAAGTCCTTCGCGGTTCTCTCATACCATTCTTTCGTTCTGCGAGGGTCACAAAAGACAGAGAGGAATATCTTGTGGAAGGCGTTTTCCTCTATCCACAAGCGCTCAAAGAGCGTTCCCTTCATGATGGTTGACAGACCTATGACCTTACCACCTGTCGGGCGGTTGATGGTCGGGTAAGCCGATGTCCAGATTTCCTCCGCGTACTGCTGGAACGCCCACTCGTCGAGGAGCAGGATGTTACCTGTGAATGAACGACCTGCAGAGGGAGAAGCAGGAAAGGCTTTGAAGGTGGAGGTAAGACGACCTTTGCCGTCTGTGATGTAGATGGCGGTACTCGTGGCTTCCCAGCGAATATCGCCGCCTCTGAGTAGCTCAGGCATATTGTCAAGCACGACGCTCATACGCCTGACCAGCTCTTTTGCATCGTCCTCTGTCTTCGAGAGGGCGACGACGGTGTGACCGAGGTTGAAGATGAGGTCATGGAGACAGAAGTACAAAGCTATCCATGTAATGCCCATCTGACGCGCCTTCAGAATGAGGTTGAGTCGGTACTCGGCAAAGTCTCTGAGGGTCTGGTTCTGAGCGTCCCAGCCCTTGAACGGAATGATGATTTCGGGCGAGTCCTTGTCCTCTATGACGCAGTAGTTATTTGCCCAGTAGACCACATCATTTCGGCAATACTCGAACTCAGCTTCTCGGATGCGCTGTATGTAGGCGGCTATGTTGGCGGCGGTATCAGGTGTCTTTGTTGCCACCGTCGTCTCCGTCCTTCTTCTGTCCTGCCAGACGAGCTTCGACTCTCTGAATGAGCGCGAGGTCTTTCTCGTCGATGCCTGTGACGCGAGTGTCTATGACCTGCTTATCCTGTTTGCCGTAGTCGTTGGTCAGCACGAACTTAGCCATGTTCGCATCCAGCTTGCCCGAAAGCGCTCCAGATTCCATCATGCCGCCTGCCCATTCCTTGACGCGCGCATAAGCGGAGGCGAAACGGTCGTGCTTGTACTTGCCGCCTTCCGTGATTCCAGCCCACGATTTGAGAGCGGAAACGGAGACTCCGATAGACCTTGCGAACATTCCCATGGTAGGAAAGTCGGTGGTTATCTCGACAGGGTACTCGTCCTTGATTTGACCGTTCTGGTAGTAGCTTCGCTTATACTCAGTTCGGGTTAACGGCTGGCTGAAGAACTCTATGAGCTTATCAGCGTAGCTATCGTCGTACTTCTCAGCGAAGTCGTTGCCTTTTGCGAAAGTTCCGTCAGGGTTTCTCTTTTTCGTGGTGCTTTTCTTTTTGGTTGTGGTCTTCTTGGTTTCTTTTTGGCTCATTTCGTTAAACTCCTTGTAAAAACAAAATAAGCCCTGATACTCCATGACGGAATAAAAGGGCTCTGACCTCTAAGGGTATATGGCACATCGTCTGTTATATATCATAGCACAGACTTTGCTGTGTTTAGTCGCAATTTAAGAGTCGGTTTTGCTTGACTCATGGTTGACTGACGCGGAGGGACTGAGGGATATTTCGGTCTATAGTAATAGAATACTATAATAGATTTATTATATCCCTTTACTCGATTTATAGTATATAAAGACTATAATAGTGTTAGGGGATGAGCGACAGTCCTTCCGCGATATCGTGTATAAGCT